GTCCCGGACGGTTAACATGTCCGAAGCGTCGTCGAAGTATGATGCGGTATTCACAGTCGCAATGGCATCAGCACTGGTGTAGTGCCAGAGCTTGAAGCCATTTCCGTGGGCGAGCTGTGTCAAATTTGCAATTGCAAAAGCCATTATTCAGCCCTCCTTTAGGATGTTGCGACGGCGGTTGTGTCGTTACTGTTCGCTTCGATAACACCTGTGGTATCGATTAAAACAGCCTGACCGCTCATCATGTGGTTAACGAAATGCGAAGCACGATCGCCGTGCCAAGTGATGTCCGCCGAAACGGAATCATTTGATGCGACGTTGCCGGCATGCTTACCGGTTGCATAACCGATAGCACTTTTATGCCAGACGTAGTGTTTCGCAGTGGAAGTACCTTGACCTTCGAGGTTCGGGTGCATGCACCATTTTACCCCCATCCAGTCCTTCCATTTACGGTGGCCGGGTGCGCCTTCGGTAAAAGGCAGCCCGTTTGATCCAACGTAATCAGCGGAAGCAAAGGAATCGACCGTCATAGCTTGTGCCCACATGCGTGGAGACACGGCGCCATACCGATCACCGTCGTTAGGTACTGAGTTTGCGTCAAGAGCTTCGACAAACGTAATCAGCCCAGCCTGGATCGCTGCAGCACTGGTCACCGCAATGGTGATTGTGCTTTCTGAAGTTGAGTCCAGGATCGTAGAGATCTGGGAATCAACCTTGCGGCCCAAAGCGTAGGCACCCGATTTGGCATAGGCCATCCGGGCGTCAATGTTTGTCTTCGCTTCGTCGAGCAAATCGACCCAATCGCCGGCATAAAAGTCAGCCAACGTGCAAGAAGGTTGCGTCATTTATGTTCCCAAAGGTTCGCTAATCCTTTGGCGTTCCAGAGAACGGCTGCATGTCGCCATGCAGATCAGACTATCTTATCATCTCATGGAGATGCTGTGCGCTTCGAGCCGCTTGGCTCTACTTCCTTTCGGAATAGTCGTTGCACCTTCCCCTTAGGGGGGCTTGGCTCAGGATTATCTCTTGCGAGACTTCCCCTGAATTCACACAGTTTTCAAGATACGTCGCCGTATCAGGCCACTATACTTAATGGGTCGCATTCATGGGGGTTATTTCCCCATGTCGTGACTTGGTCGTGGCAACGCCAGTTCCAAGTTTCTCAAAGTAGGCCACCGACCCTACAATGCCGTCCTTGGTGTATACAGCAGGGCGCAGCATGGATCCTTCTCTTTGAAAGACCAAATGCACGTCCTTATTGTAATCACCAATGAAGGCGGTGGATACTGAAGTAGAAATTGGCTTATCCTCCAATTTAAGTTGATGGGAAGACAAACCTCCGTCGGGGTAGCCGGATCGGTTGGCGCTGCGGGATACCTTTCGGGCCGCAGCACGGGATCTTTTCCAGCGCCTTCAGGGTATGTGTTGGTGATCAGGCGGGCCGCTTCTAAAGCGGGGTGCCGCCGATAACCCTATCAAGAAATCAGCGCCCTTTAGACTTGGACTTTGACTTCTTAATTACTTTTGGCTTTTTCTTAGCCGAATTCTTTTTACTGGCCGATGCTTTAATAAAACTGCGGGGCATTGAAGTAGACATCTAGTTGTGTCCCAGCTTCGAGTTCATTTTAACCGCCTGGTCATAGGTCATACACCGCATTTCCTGCACCAGTTTGAATGACTTTCCGACATGATATTGAAGGGCGTCGATGATTTTTTCGTAGTCCCTTTGAATCACTTCTTCACAGATCTTTTTGTCGGCGTAGGACTGTGTGTACTGTATCCAGCCGAGATCTGGAGTTCGCGTTGTGAGAACGAGAGCCGTTAAGAAAAATACTTCAGCCATTCAGCATAGCAGGATGAGTAAAATCGTAAGAAGCATAGATCTAATCTCCTTTCCCCTGGCAGCAGTCGCCGTCGGCTACGCACTTGCACTGGGCGCACTGATAGTGGCCGTGCACATAAATTCTGGGTTGATCACAGCCGCACATCGGACACCGCTCCTTTGGTTCCTCTGTTGAGGCCTCACGGGCATTCACCTCATGGTCTTTCGCTTGGCCGTCTTTTTCTTGGCTTTGCGCTTACGGGCTGCAACTGCGGCAGCCTTGCCTTTTTTGGTATAGGGGTAGTGGACTTTTCCAACCTGAGGCAATGGTTTCTCTCCTTACATATAAGTGTGGTTTCTACGGGTATTCCTTTATGACCAGCCTGGAATGACGTGAATGATGGCTGATCCTTTCGTTGGCCAGCTCAAAGCCCTCCGGGATCTCTTCGTTATGACCGATCCAGCGACATTCCATCGCCCATTCGTCTTTATCAGGGGTATTGAGCTTGAACGGCTGCCGATCAGACGGCTGACCAGGCTCTTTCGGGTAGTAAACATCCACAATGGAGCCGCATTGGGGGCAACTGAGATTACTTACGATCAGATAGTTCTCGTCTTCTTCGTCAATATCATGATCACCGCCCCAGATCAGTTCAGTTCCGCAGTGCCAGCAATTCATTGCGGGTAATTCATCCGGCAGCGCCGGCTATGCCGCGGTCACCGAAGAGCAGTTTGGAAAGCTCGGACCGTTCAGCATCAAGCCGTTTGGCCTTGCCGCTTTCGCCGCGGCGATGAGCTTCATATATCTGTTCCGACAGATCATCGTAGCTTTTCTGTATATCCTGGCCGGCTTCGGTGCCCTGGAGTCCCATCTGCAGGGCTCCTTCACTTACCCGGCGGCCGGCTTCGGCTGCCATTCTAACGAATGCCGGGTTTGACCCCAGCAGGGTTCCGTCCTTGAGTTCCATATTCAGCAGGTTTTCACCGCCGTACTGCTTAACGAAATCGCTGGCAACGTTATGGTTGCCTTCGTAATCAGTGCCCCATTCACGCCGCAGATCCGCTTCCGCAGAGTCCTGGGCGTTCTGATCGTTCTTGCTGATCCGATCCGCCGTCGCAGCTTCCTGAGCCCAGTACCAGTTCATGGCTGCCTCGACAGCAGCGCCGCTGGCGCCGGCCTTGTGCATCGCTTCGGCAAAACCGTTGACCTGTTCCTGGACAGCTTCCGATGTGAAAATCTCGTCCGGGTAGTGTTCGGGTTTAGGAATGGTGTAGCCGCTTACATCTTCGGGCACACCCATTGCCTTTCTGAACTTGTTCAGGTCTTCGTCGCTGGCATCTTCACCCGGCATCTTGACGCGGGTGGATAATTCCGTATTGGCTTCCCGCAGCGCTTTTGCCATGGCAGCCGGTGAGGTATAGCGATCAGCCAGCTTGCGGGTTGCGTCATCGTCTATGGCTTCCCGCCAGCTTTGTTCTTCCGGCTCGGCGCTTTCTGTTTCGGTTTCAGCTTCGGGCGCCTCGGCGGCGTCTTCGGCAATCTGTTCTTCTGCATTCATATAGTCTCTCCTAAAGTCGTGTCGGGTCACGGAGATCGGCATAGAGGGCTGCCTTTAACTTGGCAGCGATCTCCTGCTTTCCGGCCCAGCGTTGCAGTAATGCCGGATCTACCGGCGGGACCCGGTTATTCGGGTCATCGGGATCATCGACCAGATACTCTCCGCACCAGGTCAATAGAATGAACAGGACCTTTCTGCCCTGCTCGTTATCGTCACCCAAAAAGAAATGACGAAAAAGTTTGGCGACATCGAGGCCGTCCATATCCTGGATACCGGCCACATGCATCAAAACCTTGTTGAAGGCTTCCTGATCAGGATCTAGTTTCGGTCTCCGCTTGATCATACGGGCACGGATTCAGCTCCGCCTGGCGGTTCTGATTCCACCCCCGAAAGATCACCAAGTACGCCTGCCCCTCTCTCCATGACATCTATCATTTGCTGTTGTTCTTGGGCTTGGGCATTGGCGGCCTTGATTTCTTCCACCGTCGCATCATCGTTGGTCAGCTCGGGCGGGAAGTCGTTGCTCTTGGCTATAAACTTGCCGATTTCATCAAAATTGTATCGATCGAGAATTTCCGGCTTCGTCTGCGCCAGGGCCAGGACTTTCTCGAGCCCCTGAAAGACGCTGGCTTCTTCTATTTGCCGTTTGGCTTTCTCTACGGGACTGGCAAACCTGAAGGTAACCGAGGTCCCCTGGATCTCTTCCGGGATCTCATGGGGTTCTCCAAAGGCGCCTTTGCGCAGCATTATATTAAAGCCGCGTTCCACAATGGGTCCGGTGTAGGAACTCTCTAGAATCCCGAATATAGCCCCGATTTCTCTGACGAACGATTCTCGCCTAGCGATGATTTCTGTGGCTGTCATTTGAGGTGCGTTGATCGGCAGATCCAGCACATTCTTGTAGAACAGCGCCATCACCTGTTCCCGGGCTGCAGTCTGGGCATTGAGCCCCCAGGGAAGCTGGGCTCGGCTTTCCATTTGACGGAACGGATCCGATATTCCTAAATTTCTTATTGCTTTGGCGTCGTAATAACTGACCCCGCCTGGTTTCATCTGGGGTGCATTGACCATTCCGTCTGCCGGCAGCAGCCAGGGCGGATCGACAGCACGGTGCAGACCGCGGAGCATAGTTTTGCCCATCTGCTGCAGGGTGAGAACGTCCGGCAATGCCAGAACGCCGACCCCTCTTCCGTAGACCTCACCCGATCGGGTGTCCCATCTCGGATGAAAGAACGGATACTCAGGGTAGCCTTCCTCCAGAACCTCGTGTTCGGATTCCACGTCGATGACCAGAGACAGAACCGGCATGTTCAGATTGCTGTCCGATCTCGGATCGTATTCAGAGCGTTCCTTGACGCACCAGATAAATTCGAACTTCCCGCCTTTATAAGCGTCGCTCCGTTTCATATTCTCGAGCGCTTCCCGGGTCTTCTCGCCCAGGTTCTCTTCACCCCAGCGATCGGCGGCCTGTTTGCAGGTCAGATACTCGGTAACGTATACGCCGTTGGGGTTGTTATCGGCATCGGTTTCTATCAGGACGTTGGCCATGTGAAACGACCGGAAGCTGAAACCGGCCAGATCGGAGCGCAAGCCCAGGTATCCGGTTCCGGTTCCGAAGGTAACGAGATCGTCGTCGACTTCTCCGGTTGACTGTATAAATCGGGCTCTCGGGTTATAGAGAGCTCTCCATAGTTTTTCCTCGGCGTGTTCGATCCACTCCTTAACGGGGCGGATATCCAGAAGATCTTCATCCTCCGGTACGATATCGAACCACTTGCCCGGAGCTGAAGACTTGGGGCGCAGCATGGCACCTAAAGAATTGACCAGGGCTCTTTTAGCGGTGATCGGGGACGTATCGAAAATCTTTCCCGTTCGTCGGGTCTGGCTGCCTGCTTTACCGACAAACCCCTGGCGTTCAGGGCTTAAAACCGAGGCTACTTCTTCCCAGAGCTGATTGAGCTGTGCCCGTTCACTCTTTTTCTGGATCTGCGCCTCGATTATTTTCTGGGCGCGTTGCATTAACCGAGCAGTGTCCTTCGAGTTACGCTGGGCTCACCCGTCACTCCGAGACCGGAGGTTGTGATGGTGGACCCGAAGCCGGTTCTGGCACGGGCTGCCTGGCGTTCTCCCTTCTTCACGTCCTGTACCGGGGCTGCTTCCCGTGTCGGCAAAGGAGGTGGCGGAGGAGGTGGTGGCGGAGGTGGC